GTTCCTGGACTATTACGAAGCCGTCGGGCAAGAGTTCGCCGCGCATGTCGGGTGGTTGCGGGGGAACAACTGGGGCGATGCGGTATGCGTCTTGCCGCACGACGGGGCGAGACATGATGCCGTTTTCAGCGTCACGCCTGAAAAGTTCTTGCGCGAGGCGGGTTTCCAGACTGTCGTGGTGCCGAACCAAGGCAAGGGCGCGGCGATGCAACGTGTTCACGCGCTGCGCGGTATCTTTCCCCGGTGCCGGTTTCATGAGGAGCGGACAGAGGCGGGACTTGCGACCTTGGCGCTGTATCATGAGCGCTTTGACGAGGAGCGCGGTATCGGGCTTGGCCCGGAGCACGACAAGACAAGCCATTGCGCCGATGCTGCGGGGCTTGCAGCGGTGTATGCATCTCAGGCCATGAATGCGGGGCAGGCAAAGCTACCGCCGCTCAAGCGCAATCTGCGGGGCATTGCATAGCGCCGCGCTAGGTTTTGTGGTAATGTCCCGGCAGGAGGCGACATGCAGTATCGCGGGCTAATGGACGGAAAGAGCTTCGGGCCTATTGCTGGCCTCTTCGATGCTATTGGCGTCAAGCGATATGGCGCGGGGGATAACCGGGAGGCTGTTGGCCGGACGCTGGACGAAATCCTTGCGCAGATTAACCGGCCAGCGACTGCGGCGCGACCTGCGGAAAGACGCGCGGCGCGTCCTGTTGCCCGGTCGGTGAGTGATGTATCGCGGTTTCTTCCGCCCGAGCCGGTCACGACAACATCGCTTGATCGCATGAGCACGGATGATTTGATCCGCATGATTGAGGCAACGCTTAGGAGGGTGGGCTAATGCCGCTCAAGAAGGGCAGTTCAAAGAAAACCATCGCCCAGAACATCAAGGCCGAGATGGCCTATGGTAAGCCTCAAAAGCAGGCGGTTGCCATTGCCATGTCGAAGGCTAAGAAGAAATGACGCTGGCGACGTATAGCGACCTTCTGGCCGCGATTGCGGACACGCTCAACCGTGATGACCTGACGGCGGTTATCCCGTCTTTCGTGGCGATGGCGGAGGCGCGGGTTAACCGGGATGTGCGTCATTGGCGCATGGAAAAGCGGGTGACTGCGCAGCTTGATCTGCAATACAGCACCTTGCCCGGTGACTTTGTGCGCCCGATCCGCTTGCAGCTTGTGGCGGGTGGTGAGGTCAAGCCGATCAGCACGGCGCAGATGTTGCAACTGCGGGCGGATCGTGATGACCGAGGGGGCAGGCCGGAGCACTATGCGTTGACTGCCGGGTCGCTGGAATTGTTCCCGACGCCGGACAAGGCCTATGACGCCAGCTTGGTGTATTATGGCCGGGTGCCTGCGTTGACTACGCTTGCCCCGACGAATTGGCTACTGACGGAAGCTCCTGACGTGTATCTCTATGCGTCTCTGGTGCATTCTGCGCCTTACTTGAAGGACGATGCGCGACTGCCGGTATGGGAGGGCTTGGCGGCGCAAGCGATTGATCGACTGAATATCAGCGGCTCGGATGCCAAGTATGGCGGCACCGGCTTGGTTATGCGGACACGAAGGGGCGCAGCATGAGCTTTAGCAATCACCTTGAAACGCTAGTCCTGCAATGGGCTTTTACCACGGGATCGGCTACGCGCCCGACCCAATGGCATGTCGCGCTTTACACGGCAGCGCCAAGCGATACGGGCGGCGGGACGGAGATTTCCGGAAATGGTTATGCCCGGGTGGCGGCGACGTTCACCGTCTCGGGCAACTTGGCCACGAATGCCAGTTCTTTGGAATGGGCGGCTGCGACCGGATCGTGGGGCACTGTGACCCATGCGGCGGTGTTTGACGCTGCGACGGGCGGGAACATGATTGCTCATGGGGCGCTGACATCGGCCCGGACAATCAACTCGGGCGATACTTTGCGCATTCCTTCCGGTGACTTGGATATCACGCTGGATTAATGCCATGATGCGGCTTTTGCGGGATATCTGGGGCGAGGCGAATACCCCGGACGACTATTCGGATAGCCCATACGAGGCTTTCATAAACCAATTCGGGCATATTGCGCTCGGGGCTTTCGTCTGCGCGCTGGTGGTGTCGGTTTATGGGGCGATTGCGGGCGAAATGCCGTCGCGCGTGGGCGTGTTCTTTTCGATCCTGGTGCTGTATTTTGTGCTAATTGAGTGGAAATTGCAGGGGTATCGGCCTTCGGACAGCATCACGGATGCGGCTTTCGTCGGGATCGGCGCGGGCTTGCCTCTGGTGGCGATGGAGGAAGTCCGGGTCTGCGGGCGTAGGTTGCTGGATTTGAACGAGGGCGCTGCGCTGGTGGTGCTGATTGGCGCGGCGGTGGCGCTGTTTTCGCATGTCGCCTTGATCGTCAGGCGGCGCAGGCTTGAGGGATCGTGATGGCGCTGAAACTGGCAGATCGGGTCAAGGTATCGACGGCGACCACGGGCACGGGGGCGGTGACGCTTGGCTCGGCGGTGGCCGGGTTTCGGACCTTCGCGCAGGGTGGCGTGGCGAATGGCGAGACTGTCCGGTATGTGATTGAGGACGGCACGGCTTGGGAGATCGGGTCGGGCGTTTACACGGCCTCGGGCACGACGATGACGCGGGTGGTGGATGCATCATCGGCGGGCGGGACGACGGCAATCAGCCTGTCCGGGTCTGCGACCGTTTACATCACGGCGACGGCGGCGGATATCGCGGCGCAGACCGAGGTCTCTATCTACACCACGGTCGGGACGACGACCTGGACCAAGCCATTCGGCGCAAAGTGGGTCGAGGTCATCGTGGACGGCGACGGTGGTGGCGGCGGCGGTGGCCGGTGGAATACATCCGGCGCGGCGGCTTTCGGCGGCGGTGGTGGCGCTGCGGGGGCGCGGACGATAGCGTCGTTTCCGGCGTCGGCGCTGCCGGATACGGTCACGGTGACGGTTGGCGGCGGTGGTTTGGGCGGCGCTGGTCGGACAACCGCAACGAACGGGGTTGGGGGCACTGCCGGGAGTGGCAGTTCGTTTGGCGACTTTGCGACGGCGAGCGGCGGCAACGGCGGCAACGGCGGTTCTCCGACAGCCGGGCCTGGCGGCACTTCGACAGCAACAAACAACCAAGGTCTCTTTCCTGGGACTGCCGGTGGTGGATCAAGCATCACGGCGACTGCGGCGGCTGGCGCAGCAGGTGTTGCTGCGACGGGCGGCGGCGGGGGCGGCGGTGTCGATGCATCGGGCGTTCGCAGAGGCGGCGGCAATGGCGGTAACGTGATCAGTTCGGGCGTTACCGGCGGCACGGCAGCGCTGGATCAGAATGGCGGCAATGGCGGCAGTCTCGGGGCTGATCTCGGGCAGGCCGGTGCTGGCGGCGCGGGCGGGTCAGGTTCGGCGGCGACGGTGGGCACAAACGGCGGCAATGGCGGGCTGTATGGCGGCGGCGGTGGCGGTGGCGGCGGTGCGGTCAGTCCGGCCACGCAGAGCGGCTCTGGCGGCAATGGCGGGCAGGGGATCGTGATCGTGACGGTGAGGTATTGAAATGCAGTTCCTGACCAATCCTGATGGCACTATCCCGCGCGGCGTCGTGCCTCCTGCGGGGGCGCGTCTGACGCGGCCTGTCGCCATGCCAGCCGCGCCCGAGGGCATGATGCTGGCCGACCTTGGCGACGGAGAGATGATTGACGGGGTGTGGTGGCAGAAATGGACGGCTTTGCCGCTTCCGCCGCCGGGTGTGCCGCAGTCCGTCACTCCGGTGCAGGCGCGGCTGGCGCTGATCGAGGCGGGGATGCTGGACTCGGTAGAGGCGCTGATGGCCGAACACGCGACCAGCGCGGAGCGGATGGTGTGGGAGTATGCGCTTGATATCCCGCGCACGTCACCGATGATTTCCAAATGGGCGGCGCTGCTTGGGATGAGCGATGCACAGGTCGATGAGCTATTCCAAAGGGCGGCGGGCTTCTGATGTTGTTTGGCCCGTTAGGATCGGTCGTCTTAGGCGATGATGGCGGGGATGAAACGTCTTATGTTGACGCATCGGTAACGATTGCGGCGGCGGCAAGCGTCACGGCCAGCGGGCAATTGGTTGCCGGGGGCGGGCTGACCGTTTCGGCGGTTTCAACGGTTGCGGCCAGCGGGCAACGGGTGGCGCTGGGTGGCGCGTCAATATCGGCGATTTCGGCGGTTACGGCAACCGGGCAGCTTGTTGCAAACGGAGCGGTGCTAATAGAGGCCGTCGGCGCGGTTTCGGCATCGGCGGCGGCGACTTATGCCGGTTCGGTTGTGATTGCCGCGCAGTCCGATCTTGTCCCTTCGGCGGCGATTACGGCAACAGGCAGCGTCACCATTAGCGCCCAAAGCGGAATTGTGGTAAATGGTGACCTGAAATGGCAACCGGGGCAGGCGCAGGCCGAGATTTGGACGCCGGGTCTATGGCTCGATGGGCTGATTTGGGCATTTGCCGACGGCGTTTTTGACGATAACGGGGTCTGGGTAGATGATTTCATCTCCGCAAATCCTGAGGTTTGGACAATTCAAAGCGTCCCGGGTGTCTCCTGGGCGGCATGAGGTAGGAAATGCCTGATACAACGACAACGACTTATGGGCTTGTTAAGGTCGAGGTCGGCGCGTCCGAGGATACTTGGGGCGCGAAACTGAACGACAACATGGACAAGGTCGATGACCTGTTGGACGGGACGTTGCCGCTGAACAATGTGGCGATTTCGCAGGATATCGTTCACCACGGCAACACGACTACGGGTATTCGGTTCACGACGGACACGATCACGCTGCGGACGGCTGGCACGGATCGGCTTACGGTCGGATCGGATGGCACTGTCACCATTGCGGAGGCGGGTGATCTTGTAACTCCGCTGGGCATGAGCCACCGGGGCGACCCGGACACCTATCTCAAGTTTTTCACCGATCAGATCAGGTTGTCGGTGGGCGGCACAGAGCAGATCATCCTTAGCCCTGCAGGCGGGGTCGATATTGCGGCCGCTGTGGACATGAACAACAACAACATTTCCTTTGTAAACACCCTGTCTGTCGGATCGCCAAACATTGCGTCCAACAGCGGCGACGGCGCTATCCTGACGAGCGGTATCCAGCTTCAAGCGCCTTCGTCGGCAAGCGACACATTGCCGATGATCCGTGTTTACAAGGGAACCTCTGTTAATTTTCGTGTCGAGACAGACGGGCGAACTTTTATCCCGTGGGCACACAGCAACACAACGGCAAACGCCGCGAATGTTCAAATCGACTCAAGTGGTATCCTTCGGCGCTCTACATCGTCCATTCGCTACAAGACGCAAGTCGAGACGGCGGAACTGTCCTATTCGCAGGCGGCGGTCTATGGCGTCCGGCCCGTATGGTATCGCAGTCTGAGCGAGGCCGATAACCCGGCATGGTCATGGTGGGGCTTCATCGCGGAGGAGGTGGCGGAGATTGACCCGCGCCTTGTCCAGTGGGGCGCAGACGGGCAGCCGGACGGCGTGGCCTATGATCGTTTCGTCCCGCATCTCTGCGCGGTGGTCGAACATCAGCGCGACATGATCGCGGCGCTGGAAGCGCGGATCGCGGCTTTGGAGGCAAAATGAGCGACAACGTAAAGGCGGTGCAGCAGGCGCTTGGCGTCCGGGCGGACGGCGTTATCGGGCCGGTCACGCGGGCCGCGCTGGAGCGGGCTATTCAACAGGGCAGGGTCACAATTGCGCCCGCGCAGCCTGTCATCATCAAGCACCCCGAGGGCGAGGGAAAGCTGTCGGGCGTTCACGCGGAACTGGTGCGGCTGGTGGTCAAGGCGATGGAAAAGCCGCCCGTGCCCTTCATCGTGATCGAGGGCCTTCGGACGATGGCGCGGCAAAAGGAACTGGTCAAGCGCGGCGCGTCAAAGACGATGAACAGCCGTCACCTGACGGGACATGCCGTTGACCTCTGGCCGGTCGATCCTGCTACGGGCAAGGCGCTTCCGGGCGGTGGCAAGGACAATGAGGCGCGTCTATGGGCCAACCTTCGGCTTATCGCGCGTCACGTCAAAGAAATCGCGGCGGAACACGGGACGCCTATCGAATGGGGCGGAGATTGGGGCTGGGATGCTCCGCATTTTCAGCTTCCCCGGTCAACTCACCCTGCATAGGAGCAACCATGCTTATTGAACAACCTTCCTCCAGGCCGACGCGCAAGGTGTCGGCGGCTGGCATTGCCGGGGCGCTGACCGCCGCGCTGATTGCCGGGGTCAATTACCTCTGGCCGGGTGTCGGGGATCATGTCGGCCCGGTGGCCGGTCCTGTCATCACGGCGGGCGTGGCCTTCGTCGCGGCCTATTTCACGCGCGAGCGGGCGTAAAGACAAGGTAAAGACATGGCGCTCTTGCCGCTTCAAATCCCGCCCGGAGTGTATCGCAACGGGACCGAGTATCAGGCCAGCGGGCGCTGGCGCGATGCTAACCTTGTGCGCTGGAAGAACGGCGTCATGGGGCCAGTTGGCGGCTGGCAGGAGCGCGATACGGTGGGAACGACTGCGCCACGGGCCGCGATTTCTTGGGTCGATTTGAACGGCAACCGGCGCTATGCGGTCGGGTTTCACAATAGCCTCAAGGCTGTATTGGCGTCCGGGGTGGTAACGGATATCACCCCGGCGAGCCTTGTCACGGGCGACCTTTCGGCGGTCATCAATACGGGCTTCGGCGGCGGGTTCTTCGGCTTGGGGACGTTCGGGACGCCGCGCCTTGTGCGGTCGTTTGGAGAGGCAACAACGTGGTCGCTTGATACCTGGGGCGAGCGGCTTGTCGCGTGTTCAACGAAGGACGGGCGACTTGTCGAGTGGAACCTGAACGTTGCAAATGACGCGGTGGCGATTACCAATGCCCCGACCAGCAACGTGGGCCTTGTGGTGACTGCGGAACGGTTCCTTTTTGCCCTTGGCGCGGGCGGAAACAAGCGCAAGGTGCAATGGTCGGATCGTGAGAATAACACGGTCTGGACGCCAGCGGCGACAAATGAGGCGGGCGATTTCGAGTTGCAGTTTGCGGGCGAAATCATGCTCGGGATCAAAACGCGCGGCCAAACGCTGATTATTACGAATGAGGATGCGCACACGGCAACCTATCAGGGACCGCCGTTTGTGTATGGCTTTACGCGGGTCGGATCGGCTTGCGGTGCTGTTTCGCGGAAGTCGGCGGTTTCCGTGGATGAAGGCGTGTTCTGGATGGGCCAGTCAGGGTTTCACCTGTATTCCGGCGGCGCGGT